ACCCACCTTCATTTGATAATTCTACTTTTAGGCCTCTATTATAATCATCCTCCTCAGCTTGTAAAATAGTTTTTACTCCTCTTTTAAGAACAAAATCAGTTTCGTCTAATACATCTTCATTTATATTTTCAGAATATCCCAATTTTTTAGCTTTTTTAGGATCTCTAGTAAAAACATCACTTGCTCTATATCTAGTGTATTGTACTTGTTTTGCATTATAGGGAGGGTACATTTCTTCTTTTTTACTTTTTATAATACCTTTAGCTTTTAAATAATTTCTAACGCTAAATGGCATTTCACTTTCAGGTTTATTTTTATATTTTTTTATAATAGCCCTAGAAAATCTTTCTTCTATTCCTTCTTTTTTAGCTCTAGCAGTAGCAGTAGCATACATTACTGCCTCAGCATCTTTACCATAACGTTTTTTAAAATCTGATTTGTTCTTTTTTAAATCTTTAAATATACGTTCTTTATCTTTTAATTCTCCTTTAGTAAGTTTTCTTTCTCCTACTCTTTCGTAATATTTTCTTGTTAAAGTCCCTATTAAATAATCGGGAACTTCCATATATTGATCACCCTGTTTTCTTAAATCCTTACTTAATTTTTTAAGATTTTTGGAATGTTTATCCTGTTCCTGTTTAGTCATGGTTCCATACATTGCTTCGTTTAGATCAGTAACTATATCCCATGCTTCATCTTTATTTATATTATCAGGTATATACTTTTCAAAGGATTCTTTATCATTATTTTTTATAAAAGACCTCATTTGAGTACCTGATACTCCCCCTGCTTGGGGTGGTACTAGTACAGTTTTAAAATTAATATTTTTAGGTTCTGCGAATTTACCTATATTATCAAAGCGTCTATCTTCTTTATCTTTTTCACCAAGACCTAAATAAACAGTTGATCCTTCTGGAGCTTCATTTTCTATAAAATCATATACATCCCTAACTGGAGAATTTGCAACTGATGGTCTTACTATTATTTTATTATCATTTTTAGTATATAAATCCCATAATTTAAGGGACATTTCTCTAGTAATTCCATCTCTTTCTTTAGCACCTACTCTTACTAAGACCATATCAGCATCAGTATTATCTACTAACCATTTTGCTACATTATAATGTCCAGCATGTGGTGGTTTAAATCCACCTGGTAAAAGTGCAATTTTTGCCATACGTACAGTTTGTTATAAATATAAAACCCTATGACAAGGCTAGTTTCTTTTTAAGTAATGTAGAAGTAGTGAGTTTAGTTGCATTATGTAATAGTTTCGTAAAAGCATTAAAACCTAATTCATTAGGATCTTTTCCTTTCATTTCTATAAGATAAACCTTTTTTCCATAGGATAAAAATGTTTCTGCGTGTTTAAAAGCATCTTTTAAAGCATCATCATCTAAAGCAAGATATATTTTTTCTACATTACTTTCAATAATTTTTTTCATTAATGTATTAGATATTTTTTTACCAAATAAAGGAATTGCATTTCGTTTTATAGTCATGGCATCAAACGCACCTTCACATAAAATAATGGGAAGATCCCAGTTTATATACATTTCAAACCCTATTATGTCCTTAGTACTGGAAGCTAACTTATGTTTAATATATGCGTTTTTATCAAATGATCTACCTACATAATAATTAAGAAAACCCTTATTATCATATGAAGGTATTACTACCATATTCTTTAAATCTCCTTGTTCACAGTAATGTAAATCATATTTAACTATATCTTGTGGTGTGATTCCCCTTTGATCTAAATAATGTAATGCATGTTTCGATAATATAGCTGAAGATGACATTATAGGTGTTACTCCACGTGGTAATTGCAAAGAATCTTGTTGTGTTTTACTAGGGGTTTGTTTTTTAAAATTATATTGGGAATCTATTTCTCTTAATAATTCATATATTTTTGATGAGGCACTTATTGTTTTAAGTAATTTAAAAGCTCTATGTCCCTTATAACCACATACCCAACATTGAAATTTTTGTGTAGCTAAATTTAATGTTAATTTTTTCTTATGGTGATTACATGAGGGACAATTAAATACAGCTTCTTCACCTCCTCGGGCTGATTTACTTTTACCTAAAACCGATTCTAATAATTGTTTTAATAGATCTTCTTTCATCTAAAATCTTTATCAAAAAACTTCCCTAATATGTTATCATTAAGATATTTATTAGTTTCTAATACTTCTAATACAAACTGCCATTTACATTCTAAGTATGTAAGTTCTTTTTTACTAAAAGCCACCTGTAGTATTTTTCTTTCTAAATCTTCGTTATTAGATTCTTTAATGAAGGAATGTGAACCATAATATGTTTTCCAATCACTTTCTTTTTGAACTTGTTTATAAATGGGAGGACGTCCCTTTCCTTCCCAAAGTGCTTTTTCTTTTTTTCCTAATTTTTTCTTTAAATTATAAATTAAAGATTTCTTACCTATATATTTTTTTCCAGTAGGAATATGGGTTGTTTGGTAGATAAAACCAAATGCCTCTTTAGGAAGATCAGAAATTTCTTCTATTTGTTTATCTAGATAGTACCACATAAAAGTAAATGTACTAAAAATATTTTAGGTATCCCAACGTACTACGAAAGTAGTATCTGTTTCGTTTGACATTTTAATAGGAGATGCTAATTTTCCTACTATTAATAATTCATTATTATTATTATATAAACCAATAGTAGTTACGTAAGGTTTAAAAGCAGAACTAGTTTGAAATCCTGCCATTTCTGCCTCATCTATGGATTTAATATTTCTTGCTGAAATATTAGTAGTATTATTGAATTCATTTTCTTTAATAGTACACTGATATTCATTTTCATAAATTAAATAAGATCCCCTAAATTCTAAATGATTAATAAAACCTACACTAGGATCGGATAATGCGTTTATAAATTTTGGATGGGTTATTACAGCAAAACCATTTTTATAAAAAATATTTCCTATATAAGGTGAACCATTAACACTAAGGTAATGATTATTTATCTGATCGTCTGTAAGTGCTTTATTAAAAATATTAATTTGGCTCATAGAACCATTAAGAAATTTTTCTTTATTTCCTTTACTTCCAATATATACATTAGCTCTATTTTGAGTTTGTTTTTTAGTAATGTCTGTACCCGTAACTATTGAAGATCCATTTCTAAAAATAGCCATTACACCATTTTGTACTCTACATGTAAAATGAGTCATTGTGTTTAAAGTAAAAGTACCATTTATAGTAGTAGTTACATCTCCGTCTGATCTTTTAAAAAATATTGTATTACCTTCTGCAAAAACTTCAAATGGAAATTGTGGTTCTGCAGGTACTTCATAAGGTACACTATAAATAGTTGAAGCTGAATTATGTAAATTTGGAGTTTCACTAGGTATATCTTCTTTAGTTGTACTTTTTGAAATTAAATATGATTTACCTGAAACCCCGTGATTTATTTTTGCCCAAAAATTAATAGTGAAATCTTCTCCTGGATTAAAATTAAAATCGCCTTTATGGCCTACTTTTATTGTTGATTTATCTGCAGTTACAAAATCTATACCCGGAAACAACCCACCATTAAGAGTTTGTTCGGAAAAATTAACATTTTTATATTCTAATAAATTATAAAAATAACTATCATCATATTCGTCTCCTTCTGGAGTACTGTAAGATAAAACTGGGTTTATTCTTTTTACACCATCTCTATAGAAATAACCATCTCTACCATCTATAGAATAACCATCATATACGTTTAAGTCATATTTTTTAAATCCTTTTACTGGTCCTATATTTAAAACATTAGATCTTACGTCTGTTTCATAATTTCCTAAATTTTCTCCTTCAACTATAAGATTTCCATTACCATCATCTACAAATTCAAAAATACTAGAAGATAAATATAATGAATTAGGTTTTACCTCATGTCCAAATAAACCAGCAGGTATAGATAATATATTAGCTGCCTTATATAGTGCTCTTTTATGTTTTAAATAATTTATATTATCCTGTCCTATATATTTATATCCCGTTGAAAAATTATCTATTTTTCTAAAGTTTCTATAAAATAAATTATCTATCTGATTATACCTAATTACATTTTTAGTGTCACCTCCATAAATTGAACTTGCAGAACTATATAAAGAAATAGATTCAGATGTCCATTCGGTTTTAAAATGTTTTATAGAATTTGATGCAGCGGATGCAGATGTAAACGAGTATTGTTTATGAGCATTAAATGGAACTATTGCGTAGTCTTGTGGTGTAAATTTCTTGTATACAGTCGACATTTAAATGACATTTTAATAGTCTAATTTTATTCTAATAAGAGCTTCTTTAGTAAAATCTTTAGTAATTGGTTGACTTAATTTAGCTACTGCTAATAAATCACCTGAATCATTATACATTCCTACTGTTGTAATGTATACTGTAGGATTATCTATCATAGAATTAATTAATACATTTCCATTATCATCTGTAAATGAAGGATTAGTAGTATAATTATATTCAAAATTTCTTGCCCTAGCAAAGTAAAATGTTGAACTTACTTTTTCTTCACTATCAACTATAAAACTAGCCCCTCCACTAATAGCATTAACAAACTTTAAATGATTTTGAGAATCAGTGTTACTAGCTTTAACTGGGGTTAATTCACTATTAACACCTAAAGCTAATGGGTTTAAAACAATAAAACCACTGTCAGGGTAAAAGAATCCAAAAGAACCCGTGTTAGCTAGGGGAGTATTACTAGCTCCTATTCTTACCCCATTAGATCCGGATACTATATTAAATTGTCTTCCTGCATTTGTTATAGTAGATGATCCTGATACTGATATAGAATCATCAGTTAAATGTACTCTAGTTGAGTTTGCTGTTCCTAAAACTAAGTTTAGGGATCCGGGTTTTAAATTATGTTTATATCTTGCTCTATTTATATTAATTACATAAATATCATCCGAAGTTTGATCTGTA